TTTAATAATTTTTATTATAAGGTTCAATTATTAGAAGATTATAATGCTCAATTAACGAGTCTTAATAATATTAATCAAACTATTAAAGAATCAAATATTATTGATGTTGCTAAAAAGCGTAATAAAATTATTAATGGATTTGATGATTTTGAGAAGTATTTATATTTTGGTACAGATTCAGGAAGCTTGTATACATTCTATACTGGTAGTATTAGTCCTTGGCCGAAAACTACAACAGGTAGTTTAAATTGGTTAGAATCATATAATTTTTGGGTAGATAATTATACTACAGGGTCTTTAAATCCTAATACAGGATATACTTTACAAAGTACTAAATCTAATATTGTTAAAACATACGCAGAAGATACATTAGCAATAATGTTAGATTATGATAGAAAAAATATCAATTCTCTAATAAAAACAATACCAGCAGCATTATCTTTAGATGACAGAAATTCAGAATACTTTATATTCGTGAATATGATTGGCCATCACTTTGATATTATATATACTTACGTTAATCATTTAAAGTCGATACATTCTAGAGAAGAACATCCTTTAGATGGTATAAGTAAAGAATTATTAACTACGGTTGCAGATTCTTTTGGATGGAAATTAACAAACTCTAAAAAGAAAGATAGTTTATGGCAATATGTAACTGGATTAAATGCTAACGGAAATTATCTTCAATCAGGTAGTTTACCGACAATATCTACAGAACAATATACTTTAGAAATTTGGAATCGTATCGTAAATAACTTACCGTACTTACTAAAAACAAAAGGTACGAGAAGATCTATTCAAGCATTAATGTCTTGTTATGGAATTCCTTCTACTATTATTAATATTAAAGAATATGGCGGGCCAGCAGTAGCAGATACCAGACCAGATTGGCAACTAGATAAGTTTTTATATTCATTAGAATTTGGAAATAATACTGGTTCAGTTTCTATACCCTGGACTAAATTATATTCATCAAATAGAAACCCTGACTCAATTCAATTTAGAATTAAACCAGACCCTAATGTAGTTTTATTTCCTAGAACATTATTAAGAACTGATAATATCGGGTCTCCATTTTTCTATATAAATTACGATCAGCCATCGGGATATAATTCTAAAGAAGGTCAATTAACGTATTATGTTAGACAAAGTGGAAATACTTATGTAAGTGGCACATTGAACAATGTTCCTATGTTTAATGAAGATTGGACATCAATATTATTAACAAGAGATCCATTAACTAATTCTACAGTATCTACAAACTATACAATAACAGCAGTTGTTAAGAAATATGATAATATAATTTATAATTCATCTAGCTCGTTTACGGCCACAAATTTATACTATAATAGCTCAAGTAATATACTTATAGGGTCTTCTAGTTATAGTGCTTCTAATAAAGCCTTTGACGGTAATATGAGCGAATTTAGGTATTGGTCATATACTTTAAATAATGCTTCGATGGTAGAATATACCAAAAATCCATTATTTTACGGAGGAAATACAGATCCAGATGCTTTTACATATTTAGATTTTAGAGCTCCATTTTCATATTTAACGGATATTACAGGAAGTTATCCGTCAGTACATCCTGATCAAGGAAGATCTAGTTTTTCTGGATCAATAGTATCTAATGCAACATTAAGAGGATTTCAAGCTACGGATTTAGGAAGTGAAGATTATACGACATATGTAGCAGTTCCTAGTTTGGGAAGCGATAATATCATGAGTCAAAAAATTAGACTTATTGATAATTCATTAAGTGCGGCTTTAGATACAGATATATCTTCTGAAGTTAAAACGTCAGCGCAAACTCCAAAAGATACTAATGTAGTAAGTATTTATTTATCTCCTCAAGAAATAGTAAATGCTGACATCTATAATCAATTAGGATATTTTGATATGGATGATTATATAGGAGATCCTGGAGATCAAAATAATTCATATTATACTGATTTAAGGACTATACAATTCCAATATTGGAAGAAGTATAAAAATAAAAACAGTATGCCTTTATTATTAAAGTTATTATCGGTATATGATTATTCTTTCTTTGATCAATTAAAACAATTATTGCCGGCAAGAGTAATATTAGATAATAGTATTGTAATTAAGCAAAATGTATTAGAGCGTAATAAATTTATTATTAGTGATGATGTGATTGCATCGACTCCAATGTATAATAGTCTTATAGATATACATAAAGATGTAAAATTATATGGAGAATACCCCGTTCATAGCGCAAGTATTGATTATACAGAAACGTTAAATAATGCGGGAGTTTATAATTATAGTTCAAGTAAATATATAGCAGGTACTGGTGTAGTTCCATTAATGATTAGATTTGAAGCTACGGGAGCAGCAATATTACAAAATGCTTTATCTAAAACTCGTCAAGTACTTTATCCAATATATGATAGCGAGTACAGTGCTAGTATTAGTAAATATAATCCATTATCTAGTTCATATCGTGCAGCAGAAGTCCAAGATTATATTTATGAATCTAAAGCATATAAAAATTCTAAATTTGATGGTACTAAAATATCAGCGCCAGGATATAATATTGGAAGTAATGATTTATCAGATAAATCTCCGGTTATAATAATAACTAGAGTAACACCTGGTATTGTAAGAAATAATCCAGCAATAGTACCTTATTCGAGTGTAGGATTTAATTTAAATCCGGTGACCCCGACTAATCCTGCTGCAGGAACAAGGACATCAATACCAAGCATACAACCAGTAACTAATACGCCGTTACCTACTAGCCCAGTAAGATCAGCAACACCAAGTACATTACCTGTAAGCAATCCAACTACATTACCTACTAGCCCAGTAAGATCAGCAACACCAAGTACATTACCAACATCACCAGCACCTAGAGCAGGATTTAATTTGGGAGGGTAAATAAACCAATAACAATTAATGATAACATATAATTATTTAAAAATAGAAGATATATCAATATGGGATATTTAAATAACGCAAGCGTGACTGTAGACGCTATATTAACTACAAAAGGTCGTCAAAAATTAGCAGCAGGTACTACTAATGGTTTAGGAATTGCATATTTTGCATTAGGAGATGATGAAGTAAACTATGATTTATGGAATCCAGCACATCCATTAGGAAGTGATTATTATGGCATTGTTATAGAAAATATGCCAGTATTAGAAGCATCCCCAATACCAGAGCAAAATTTAAAAAGTAAGTTAATTACATTACCAAAAGATACTAGAGTATTAGCTAAAACTATAGCATTACCCTCTACACTTACAGATTTTAAATTCCGTCGTACTTCGACAGGAGATGTTGAAATTGTAACTGGCGGTAATGGAATTCAAGTTACATTAGGATTAGAACCTAGTTCATTTAATAATGATGTATTAGGATATACAGTATATTATGATTCTAGATATTTTGAAGTAGGACTTACAACCCAACAAACTACAAATTCAGCAGCAGGCACTGCTGCAGCAACTTCAGCTATAGGAGATAGTGCAGCTGCTTTATCTAGTATAGTTACTTTTAGTTCATTTAAATTATTTCCTAAAAGATATGCATTATCAACAGACTTTCCTGGAAGTTCAGCTACTTTAAATATAATTGCTCAAGGTAATGAATTAGGCGGAAGTGTAACTATTCCGGTAGTAGTTACATTTATATAATACTATTTAACAATAATATAACCTTCTTTTAAAAAAATAAAAATGGCAACAACATTTAAAACGCTTAATCAAACATCAGATATTGTAAATAATTCAGCAGGTCAGATAGTAACAGCCCCATTATGGGCTAATAATATTGGTACATTAACTACATATTTTACTAGTTCATTAATGACTGCAACTCAAAAACAATATTATTATGATGTAGTTAGCGACACTAGCACATCAGCAAGCGGTCAATTTGCAATAACTTACGGTAACAGACAAGGAAGTGGAAGTTATTCTGGAGGTGGATCATTAAATGATTCTCCTACAAGAGCAATATATTCACAATATAAAAATATTTTATTAAGTCCGACAGATCCGCAATTTACATTTTATGGAGGCGTCAATTCTGATAATATTTATGTTATAGCGGTTAATAGAGCTAGACTAAAAGAAAGATTAAATGCTGGTACATGGCAATTAAGTTTATCAGAATTAACTGGTAGATCAGGTTCATCTGGTTTTCCGAATGGCGTACCTAATGCAAATTTTACTGGTAGCTATGTTAGAGTATCATCTTCACTTAAATTGCTTAACTTAATAGATGATAGCAATAATACTGCAACAGTAAATAGTACTAATGGTGGTAAAATATACAATATAGTTTCAGGATCAGTTAATGGTGGTATTTTTGGAGGTAGTATTAATGCATCACATTCATATGGTTTAGTTTATCCTGATTTAGGATTGATAGTTTTAAATGGTACTATGCTAGATAGTTATTTATCATTTAATACAGTAACAGCATCATATACTGCAGCAGGAAATGATTTAGTTCCAGGAGGAAATAATGCTTGGAAATTATATACATCTATATCTGGCGCAGCTTCAATTAATACATCAAATGGATTTACGGCTAGAAATCAAGAAACAGTAAAGTCTCAGATAGTATTTGCAAGGGCATTTAATAATGAATTTAACTTTTCAGGTAATCCTTCTTTTGTAACTATATCATCATCTGGTAATACATTCGCCCAACCTACATTTTTAGGTAATCCACAAGTATATATTACTTCTGTAGGATTGTATGATGCTGCTTATAACTTAGTGGCAGTTGCAAAATTAAGCAGACCATTATTAAAATCATTTGACAGAGAACTTTTAATTAAGGTTAAGTTAGACTTTTAATAAAATTCAAGATATATGTAAAAGGCTCATTAAGTTGGGCTTTTTTACTGAATATATAATCATATCGATATTTATAATAAAGGTAACGGTTAATGTCAGAATATAAATCAATAGGCTCAATACGAGACTCAAGTGTAACTAAATATACCGCGCATAAAAACTGGAGTTTAACCTCAGCATCATTTACTAGCTCTAGCTATACATACTTAAGAGGTATTTATCCAAATAATTTATTAATTCCTATTAGTAGTTCTTTAGCAAATACAGAAATAACGAATTCAAATGGGTCATACATGAAAAATACTTATTATGGTATTAGTCATTTATATTATAATTTTTATAATCCATATGGATATATAAATTATGGCTTAGGCAACTTTTCTAGAAAACTAAACCACGATTTAATTACTTATTCTTTACCCCGTATAAAAGTAGGCGATAAAATTAAACCTAGTAGCGTTTATTTAACTTTAGCGGGTGTTGAAAATGAATCTATTCCTTTGCAGGATAATGGAAATTATGAATTGGTTGATCTTAGAATTAATACTTCAAGCTTCGTAACAGGACATCTTACATATTTAGGATTTAATGATGAATTTGACTTAAGTAAAATACCAAATACATATACGCCACATAATGTTGAATTTATACCTGGAATATCTATACCTCATAGCGGAAGCACTACAACAACATTTAAATCAGGGGCGTCAGGATCTATAAGATTTATTAATGGCCCATTTCCGTTAAATTCTAATTTTAGTATATATATACAGGGTACATCAGGAAGCTATCATACAGAATTAGGGCCTGCTACAAATTATACGGCTGCTCTTGAAACAGGAAATCAAATAAACTTTATATTTAATAATTTACCTGATACTTCTGCATGGATAACATTATCTCCATCAGGTTCAGTAGATTCTAATAATAATACTTTATGGGTATATCACTCCTTAACAGATAATTGGTATTCTCTTTCAAACCAAACAAATACGCAATTATTTAATGGAATACCAGTACCATTAACGGGAGATACGGCAGGTAGTCTTGATATTGATTTATCTAATGCAGGATTTGCCTTAGCAACGCCTAACGATTTCAATAATATAAATTGGAGTAGATTTGCATATACTAATGGTTATCAAGCTAAGTTTAATGGAACAAATTCTGCTATCGAAATAAATAATACTACCAATAATTGGTTTAATACTTTTGATAATGATTTTGCTATATCTTTATGGATGACTCCATATTCTACAGCAGTCACGCAATCAATTATTAGTAAAGCATATTATATTAGTAATAGTGCACTAAGGAGATTAGCATCATATCCATTTGATATGTATTATACCAGTGCTTCATTAAACGTTAAAAGATATGATGGTATATATACTTCAACATTATCAGCATCTATTAATAATCTTAATCAAAATTATCATATCGTATATCAAAAAACGGGCAGTAATTTACAAATATATAGAGATGGTACTTTAATAAGTACAGTAGCAGATACTACAGTAAATAAGGTATCTAATAATTATAGTATATTTGTAGGTGCGCTGGGATATGGATATTCTTTAATATCTACAGAATTTCCAAGTCCATTTAATGGGGCAATTGATGAAGTAAGAATTTACGGAAGAGCATTAAAACCATCAGAAATAACATCTTTATCTACTTTAACTAACACCAATTATTTAGCTCTTCAAACTAATAAAGTTGGTAATGTATTTTATGAGCAAGGAATGATAGTTTATTCTCCTTTCCAAAACGAATTAATTACTGGCTCATTCAAAACTAAAGACTTTTCATTAAAATATAAAAGCAGTATAAATATAGATCAGTATAAGTATTTTATTAATGTTCCTATGAATGATTATAATACTAGCACTAATCCTACATTATATGATTCTACTGGTTCATTAATGTCATTTGCAATTGACACTGATTTTACTCCATATATTACTACAATAGGATTATATGATAAAGATTATGATTTAGTCGCAATCGCAAAATTAGGTTCTCCGATTCCAAAAAGTAGTGGATTGGATTTAAATTTTGAAGTAAGTTTCGATCGATCTTAAAAACAACAAAAATAAGTTATGTCAAAGAAAGCATTTAAGAAATTTTCAATACGAGCATTAGCAAGATCTAAAGGGTTTCGTAGTGGATTAGAAGATACAATATCAGAACAACTTAAAAGGACTGATAATACATGGAGTTATGAATCTGAAAAGTTAAAATATACAATTCCAGAAAGAGTAGCATCATATACTCCCGACTTTATATTAATAAAAAGGAACGGAGAAAAGATGTATATCGAAACTAAAGGAAGATTTACGGCTATCGACAGGAAAAAGCATTTACTAGTAAAAATTAGTAATCCTGATATAGATCTTCGTATATTATTCCAAACTCCCAATAATAAACTATCAAAAGCATCTAAAACTACGTATGCTAATTGGGCTGATAAAAATGGATATTTATGGGCAGCAAAAGAAATTCCTGCTGCATGGCTTGAAGAATAGAAAATTTTTATTATATTACTATAGATGGATAATGTAAAATTAATTTCTTCTGTAGAATCAGTCCTGGGAAAAGGCAAAAAAACCTCAAATGGTAATGTAGCTCATTTCTGCCCTTTTTGTAATCACCATAAACGTAAATTAGAAATACAAATGGTGACTAACAGTAAAGGAGAAAATCCATGGAATTGTTGGACTTGTCAAAGAAAAGGTCGTAAACTAATAAATCTTTACAAACAATTAAATACTGGTTATGAAAAGATCGTAGAGCTAAATAATGCTTTAGGAGTTATTACAAAGGATATTAATAATCTATTCACAGAATATCATGGAAATAAATCATCATACTTATCATTACCAAAAGAATATAAGTCTTTTTTAGATGCTGAAAATACTCCGGATTATAGAAATGCTTTAAAATATTTAAGGGAAGATAGAGGATTTACTAACTTTGATATTATTAAATATCATTTGGGATATTGTAATTCAGGTCAATATAAACATAAGATTATTATACCTAGTTATAATATATCTGGAAGTTTAAATTTCTTTGTTGGTAGAGATTTTTATGATTCATCATTTAAACATAAGAATCCAAATGTAAGTAAAGATATAATTGGATTTGAGCTTTATATAAATTGGAACTTACCAGTAATATTAGTTGAAGGCGCAATAGATGCGATGACAATTAAAAGAAATGCTATACCTTTATTTGGGAAAACTATACCAGATGAATTGCGTAAACGATTAATAGAGAAAAAGGTAAAAGCAATTTATATTTGTTTAGATAAAGATGCTCAAAAACAAGCATTAGCAGTAGCAGAAGAATTTATAAAAGAAGGTATTATAGTATATTTTGTAAATCTGCAAGAAAAAGATCCAAATGAAATTGGATTTGAACCAATGATTAAAATTATTAAAGAAACTAAACCATTATCATTTTCAGACTTGATAAGGTATAAATTAAATATATGATTACAATTCATAAAATAGAAGGAGCATCTGTAGAAAATATTAAGTATATTATTCATCTTGCAGATATCCATATCAGACTTCAAAAAAGACACGAAGAATATAGAACCGTATTTTCTAGGTTATATTCATACTGTAAAGACTTTAAAGATAAGAATCCTAATACCATTATTTATGTAGCAGGGGATATAGCTCATTCTAAAACAGATATGTCGCCTGAACAAATTAACTTAATTCAAGACTTTTTTAGATCGTTAGCAGATATTACAGACACTATTGTAATTACTGGTAATCATGATATGAATCTAAATAATAAAACCAGATTAGATGCTTTAGAACCTATTATTAATGCTATTAAACATCCTAATTTATTTTATTTAAAAGATACTGGAGTATATGAATTTAGTAACGTTTATTTTAATGTTATGGGAGTAGCTGATAGACCAGTTAGTTTTATTAGAGGCAATCAAATTCCGAATGACAAAATAAAGATAGCACTTCATCATGGTGCGGTTAATCAAGCTTCTACAGATGCAGGATTTCAATTAACTAATGATTTAGTAAATACAGATACATTCGCAGACCATTCTATTACTTTATTAGGAGATATTCATAAATTTCAATATCTAAATGCTAATAAAACAATAGCGTATGCATCAAGTCTTATTCAACAAAACTTTGGCGAAACTTTAAACTTCCACGGATTATTGGTTTGGGATATTGAAACCTGCGAATCAAAGTTTGTAGAGATAGAAAATGATTATGGGTATATTACTTTAGAAGCAACTGCAGGTCTAATAAATTCTTATCCGGCTAAATTCCCTAAAAAAGCAAGGGTAAAGTTAAAGCTTCAAAATACTACATCATCCCAATTAAAGACATTAGTGGCTGACTTAAAATCTAAATATAATGTTCTGGATATTGTAACTCAAAAAGTAAAAGACTTTCATAAAGACTCATCTAACGTAACAAAAATATCTTTAGGTAATGTAAGAGATATAGAATATCAAAATTCTCTTATTACCGAATACCTAATTAATAAATTAGATATTGATGAAGATTCTATGTTGGATGGTGTTCGTCATATTAATCGAACTATTAATTCTAAGCTTCAAAGTATAGATACATCTAAAAATATAACTTATAATTTAGGAAGATTTGAATTTTCTAATATGTTTAGTTATGGCGAAAATAATGTTATTGATTTTGGACAAATGAATGGTATTTATGGATTATTTGCTTCTAACAGAGCAGGTAAAAGTTCATTACTAGATTCATTATTATATTGTATATTTGATAAATCTACTAAGACAGATAAAGCTTCTTATGTTTTAAATAATAAAAAGACGACCTTTAAATGTAAATTGGAATTGGATATTAATAATAAGAAGTATTTTATTGAAAGAAGTGGCGTTAAGAATAAAACAGGTCACGTTAAAGTAACTGTAAATTTTTATTCAGTAGATGATTTAGGAAATATTACTTCTTTAAATGGTCAAGAAAGAGATGATACTAATTCTATTATTAGAGGTTATGTAGGTACATATAAAGACTTTATTTTAACGTCAGTAATAACTCAAAATAATAGCTCTGGATTTATAGAAATGTCTCAAAAAGAACGTAAAGATCTTCTTTCTCAATTTTTGGATATTAATATATTTGATGATTTACAAAGAATAGCGACTGAAGAAATTAAAGACGTTTTGGCACTATTAAAGGATTATCAAAAAAGAGACTTTAGCTCAAAGATAGCAGATTCAGATAAAACTATTAAAAGTAAATCTGCAGAGCTTAAAAAATACAAATCACAAAAAGATATTGTAGAATCAGATATTACGAAGAATGATATAGAAATGTTTGCATTAGCTGAAAAGCTCATTCCATTAAGTATTACGAACTATGATATTAATTCTTTAGAATTGAAAAAGAAGGATATTTATCAAGAATTAGAAGGACTTAAAACTAACTTAACCGCATTAAATGGTGAAATTACTAGTTTTAATGATCATATATTAACTCTAACAGATAAAGTAAATACTTATGATATTTCGTCTATAGAAAGCTCGTTAAATGCACTAAATACAACCATTCAAGATCGTAAATCTATTGAAACAGAAATACAGATTAAAGAAGTAGAACTGAATCATGTTCTAGATAAAATGGGAAAATTGAATCATTTGGAATACGATGAATCTTGCAAGTATTGTATGAATAATATATTTGTTAAAGATGCTATTCAAACAAAAGAAAATATTCATATTCATCATTCTTTAATTGATGATTTAACCCGTAGTAAAGATATTCTACTAGAACAAGAAGCAGGTTTATTACCTTATGTTAAATTAAGTGATGAGTATAAGTTGGTATTGTCCAAAAAGCAGTCTTACGAAAAATTAAAATCTGCTAAAGAATTAGAGATTGAACGATTAAAAAGTAAAGTTGTATCTTTAATGACTGAATATAAATCTGTTGATTTTAGCATTGATGAGTATAATAAAAATAAAGATAGTGTTGAATATAATTTAGATCTTAATAAAAAGATTGATTCTTATAAGTTATTACTTAAAGATCAAAAATCTGAAGTATCTCTAATTAATTCTTTTATGGCAACATTATCTACTGAAATTGAATTAGCGAAGAAAGATAAAGATTTAGCTATCGAAAATATTAGTCAATTAAAAAACTTAGAGCAAGAATATAGATTTTATGAATTATACTTATCTGCAACAAATAGAAATGGCGTTCCTTATGATTTAATTTGTAAAGTAATGCCTCAAATCGAGCAGGAAATAAATAATGTATTAGGTCAAATAGTGGATTTTAGCATTATGCTTCAAACAGATGAAAAAAATATTAATGCTTTTATAGTATATGATGATGATAATTATTGGCCATTAGATTTAACGTCGGGAATGGAAAGATTTATTTCATCGTTAGCAATTAGAAGTTCATTAATTAATATTACGAGCTTACCAAAACCTAATTGTATTGCAATTGATGAAGGATTTACTCAGTTAGATGCTGAAAATATGGGTCAAGTATATTTGCTATTTAATTATCTTAAGACACAATTTGATTTTATGATGGTTATTTCTCATATAGATGTAATGAGAGATATGGTTGAGCATTTTATTGATATAAAAAAGGAGGACGGATTTTCTAAAGTATCTATCATGTAGTATATTTATATATAATAAACCTAATATATAATGTATAATAAGCAGTTATTTTATAGAGGATTAGATCAAATACCTATTTACATAGAAGATACTTTACCGAATTCGCCATATTATTTTAATATCGTCGATATTCCTAAAGTATTTGGCCCTGGAAAGAACTCATTACGATTTAATTTAAACGAAAATAATATTGATATCTATAATGATGTGAATATTGAGATTATAGATTCTTATGGTAATACTGTATATTATGAAACGCCAGAATATACACAATCTGATGAAGCAGGTATTAGAGTATTAACAGTTTATATTTATAATAATATAGTTAATGGCCCGTTAAAAATTACATTAGTAGGTCATGCTAAATTAGACTATAACGGGTTTCCGATACCAGAAGAATTTAAAAATAGATTTAGCGTTCGCTATTCTACAATAGTAGATTTTAATAGATTCCAAAAAAATACCTCTAGAATATTATTCGCTGAAAAGCCAATAATTTCTATTACCGAAGCTAGAATGGCTTATGTAAGCAGAAGTTTAAGTACTCCTACTACAGTAACGGTTTCTGGTACGGGGACATACAGATATCAACATACATATCCAATATTAGAAATACCAGTAGGTTCTACATTTAATAATGATATGTTAAATGGGACTATTCAAATGACGGGTACAGACCTTTCTCCAACATTTGAAGGATATGTTACTAGCAGTTATAATACTTTTACAGCATCTATAGTTAATTTTATAAATTCTCGTACTGCTCAATTATCAAGACCTTGGCAAGCATCTATATCTAATTTAGGTTCAAATACAATCAATGCCTTAGTCTCTCAAGCAACGATATCTGCTTATAATCTAACATATAATCCTACCCAAACAAATACAGCAACTGAAAACTATAAATCATTTATTAATTTAAAGATAAGTAATTTAGATCCTGCATCTGGATATTTAAATAAACTTAAACTATATAGCAAAAGTCAAGGTAGTTTAGATCAATATGAAATAGTAGGAGAATCTATTACAGCAAATAATGAGCTATTAATTAATACATCATCTTTAGAACAATACGATAGAAAGAACGTTGGATATTTTTTAGATAATAGTACTTTTAATAATTTTTGGAGTTATGATGCTGGATTATTAACGCCAACATATGATTCATCTACTTTATTTAATGCTTTACGATTAACGCCGATAGTAGATCCTGCAACTACTTCAATAACCTTTACTAGTAAGGTAGATATTAATTTTCAAAAAGGATCTCCTTATAGATTATTTTTAAATTATAAGAAAGATGCTGATTTTATAGCAGAGGTTTATATGTCAGGATCTTCATTTACAAATGATAGTGCAGGATTTGGAGAAAGGGTATTTTATTTAGATTCATCTTTATATGGTGCAAATTATCAAAATTTACCCGTAGACTTTTTAGCCCCTCAAACAGGAACTGCTAGATTGTTATTTAAAATTATAACGGGCAGTTTTTATATTAGTGATATTTCATTAAAATCGGGAGTTGAACAAGGATTTAATCCTTCGAACTTTAATTCATACTTTCCAATAAACGTAAAGAGCAGAAATGATGTTCTAGATTTTAAAGTAGATTTTATAGATGATAATGGTCAAATAACTAGTTATGAATTTGATTCTAGCAACGCAACTAATGTACAAATATCAGGAAGTAATTTTTATTTAGAGGGTACGGATAATTTAGTCCCTGGCTCATTTAATCTAGGAAAAACATCTACATCAGGAATAGTATTTAATGGTAATCTTAGTAAAATATCGACTTACGGGTATACAGCAGGTAATGGATTTGCAATGTGGTCAGGGAGTCAAAGTATTAGCGGGAGTATACAATCAGGATCAGGAATGATTATAGAAACTGGCGCTCCATATTATCATTCTATTAAAGCAGCTTATGGTGGTAAAATAGAAATAGTATCTGACGGCAGCCCA